AACGCCAGCGGTTTTCATCATTTCTTTACGTTGAGAATAGCTACCTCTCATGTATTGATTAATAGCAGCACTTTGAGATAAAGATTCTCTTAAAACTACTGCTTCTGAAATACCAGTATCACCAGCAGCAATGTGAGTTTCTTTTGAACTTAAAGCTTCAATAACAGATCTAACATTACTAGTTTTAAATAAATCCATATCTGGAGTTATCTTTTCCAATGCACTATAAATACGCCCTTGAACTTCCATACTCAAAGCTAAAGGACGTTCATAAGCCATAACATTCATTTTACCCAACATAGCTTGTTGAGAACGTATAATATCTTGAATATCTCTAACATCACCACTTCTAGTATGTTGTGTAAATGCTTGAAATAAATTACTAAAATCGCCAGTCTGAAAAGCAATAGATCTTGCTAAATTAAATTCTTTACCAGTAATGTAAAAGCTTTCCCCTGTTTGAACAGCTGTTGCAATACCTGATTTATAAAAAGGATTAACTTCTTTTTTAATATTAGACTTTATCATTTCTCGATAATTCTTAATATTAATATCATTTACAGGGATTTTATTTTTTTCTAAATACTTAGTCGTACTTGCTATTTGTTCAGAATCAGTTTTACCTAATTTCTTTTCAATAGCAATATTAGTCGCAGCATCTATATAAGAACCAATCTGCTTAGATTCAAATGCAGCATTCGCAATAAAAACAACTTTCCCCTGCATAGCAGTCGCAAAATTTTCAAAAGCCTCACTAGCTCTCTGATTGTGTTTTACGTCGATTTTCATATCTGATATAGTATCAGCTTTATCAGGAAATGATTCTGTCAAAAATTGTTTAATACCAGATTCACTAACCGCAGAAACATCTTTACTATCCAATAAATAACCTAATACTTTTTGAATATGTGGATGTTCTTTTGCAAATTGTTGATATCTCTCTGATTGAGGGATAATATAACGTACAAGATCATCTTCTTGTTTTTCATAAGTTTGTAATAAAGTCTCTTCTGGAGTGATCTTTATTTTATCTATATTTGCACGAATAGCAGGTACATGTTTGCTTAAAACAAACTGTCTCTCTAATAAATCAGGAGTATCCGCCGCTTGTATAATAGATTGAATATGTTTTGGTAAATTCTTTTGTCCACGATATTGCTCTGCAATATTCTTTACAATAGCTTCTTCTTTTAAGAATGACAATATTGCATTATCAGCGTGAGTTAAATTCTCAACTAATCCACCACGACTTTTTATATATTCAGTTACATCTGTGAATTGCATCAAGCTTTGACGACGCATATTATACGCATCACTGCCTGTCTCTCTTTGTACTAATTGTGGTTTAAGAGTACTCACTAATAATTCATTTTCACCGACTTTATATAAAGCCATTTCGTGAATACTACCAGTACCCTTACCTAAAGTTTCAATATCGAAAATAACTGAGTTCTTAAGTATCTCATCACTACTCTTAAAATATTCAACCTCTTCAAATACTTGTGCACCAGCATACTTACCTTTATCTAAATCTAAAGATTGACCAGGACCTAACGTAACAACTTCTCTAACCGAACCAAGTGCAACTACTACACTCTTCCCAGAAGCTGAAGTATTTGTAAACTTTTTACCACGACTAGCTATATACATGATTATTTCTCATCTAAAAGTATTACATCTAGTTTATCACCTGAAGCTACATCATTTAAAGCTTTTCTCAATTTTGAAATCTCAGTCAATATCTTATTATTACCTTCTTCTGAACCTACCTTACTAATAAAATCTGCTTTTGATTTTCTAGTTTCCATTAGTTTCTCTAACCAACGTTCTCTACGTTTTTCTAATTTATCAATTAAATCTACTAATGGATGTATCTTAGTAGAAGTAGCAGCTGCACCATTCTCATTATATCCAGTAATTTCTTTTAATAATAAATCTCTACCAGCAGACTCTTTATCACCATTAGATAAAATACTTAAACATCTATGTTTCATCAAATCTAATAAACTTAATTCTTCTACTATAGAAATCTCAATAGGATTATTAGAGTCTACATTTAAGTATTGCATATAATTTACGATTTTCTGTTCTATAAAAAATTTCTCAACAATGCATGATTTACCAACAGGATAATCTTTTTTATTACCTTTAATTATATTCGCATCTGCATCGTAATCAGGAATAGGACATTTAGAAAGAAATGGACATTTGTCTGGACCTTGGCAAGTTAACGGAGATATACTATATATATTACTACGCATTCTCTTTCTTATTTTCTCAAATTTTTCTGGATCAATCTTTTTTAGATAAACATCATACTCATCGTCTTGCATAGATTCAAAAAATACTAGTTGGTTATTAGTCATAACTTCTCCTTATATAATATATATATAATGAATATGGGGGGGAGGTATATATATGTCGTTTTTAAAGGGTGATTGTTTTGAGCCCACCCCGGTGTAAGTATACAGTTAGATCTACACAAGATCAAAGAGTTTTTTATTTTGCTATTTTTAATGAGCGCGTTTATGCGCATTTCCAACAAACAACAAAAGGAGTTATCATGTTAGTTTGTTTATGTTTACTTGTCTCCCATTTAATTATGTGGATCGATGATTTAATCACTGAAATCAAGAATCTCAAATTCCAAAGATTGCCTTTGAAACAAAGGTTAATCGGAATTGGGATCCTCTCATTCCTAAATGCAACCATTTGTTGTGTTGGGATGTGCTATGCTGGCGTTGAAGCTGGCATGATTACAATGTCATTATCATTGATCCTTTCTTGCGTTTACGCAGGGAGGAGATAGAGAAGCCACTGTTAGGCCCCGTCGAATTGCATCTTCGATGGAATAAGGTCCGTTAGAATGCAAATAATTAACCCGTCGATATACGCCACTATCGATGGGTTTTTTATTTTTCTCCTTTTAGTAGGAAGATATCATCGAAAGGAGAAGACATGTATCTTTCATTATGTATTGTATTGTATTGTCTCAGCCTTTGGTTGGGAGTGCAATACATGAGATTGTATCACTTATATCTAAAATATAATGGTGATAGAGTCTTAGCAATAGTCGAACAACTATTGCTGTAGAATTACCCCTGATTGGCGAAAGCTAGTCGGGGGTTTTTCTTTTCCTGTTTCTAATGGTGTTACGAATCACCTAACCAAAAAACATCGTTTTCAACAACTTCTCAAAAAGGACAAACAAAATGAGAATCAAAACAACAAAAACCATTGGCTTTCAACTTTTCTCTAGCTTCTTCGGAGGTTATGAGGAGGAGTTGGAAAAGGTAACCACCTCTGGGAGGTTGGTGGTATGGAAGGGAGGGATCGCTAGGAATGTAGGATTATGCTTACATGGACGCCCTCATGTAAAGGTCCAGAAGGACCTTGATATCAACTTGGAAGGAGAGTTGATGGAATATTTCATGGAAAAGGGGCATGATGTGAGAGCTCTGGAAAGAGCTTGGGATGGGAGGGGTCGGATCTTGTGGGAGGATCATCTTCAAGATGATATCACTCTTAATAACTGTATGGTCGTGCAGTTGGGGAGAAAGGTAATTTGGGTGGCTGGTGAGGAATGGGATTGCAAGGTGGTAAGGAGATTGGTGTCTTGGGAGGATACTCCTTATTATGAAATAAAAAAAGAATGGAGGGCATTGATTTTTTCGTATCGGTACAACAAGTTGCAATATGTTCCGGTGGCACTCCCATACGATCACTTTCATGTGATCGGGTGGGTTAAGAAGGAGGGCAGGAATAAGGTTGGGGATTGGGAGGGGTTTAAAGATTGGGTGAATAGGGTAAGAGGGGAGCTGGTATTTGAGGAAAATAAGTATTGGGACGAAGCAAGGAAATGGTTCCCCAATGAGGGGTACTAATTATTAAGAAGTTGCTACTAATTAATTGATAAGTTTTTTATTTCTCATTTTTTCAACGTAGTAATTTCACTACCTATCACAACGGAAAAACGCTATGAACGATATCCTTGTTGTTGTCTATCTGATCATTTATATTCTTGCCTTTCTTTTTAACTGTTTGTCAGTTGATAGAAAGGTAAAAGTAAACAAAACAAACAAAGTCAAGTTTGCAATTAAGTTTGCAAGAATTTTCTTATTTGTTTTGTTTGCTATGCAAATTACGATCATTATTGTTGTCCACTCTTATTTTGGAGGATACTGGTTTCTTATCCCAGTTGTTCTCTTTAATAGAGCAACAGCAAAGTAGACAAAAATGCGTAAGGCCTCGTTAATTGCATCTTAACGGAATAAGGTCTGACTTAATGCAACAAATACCCACAGCAATGTGGGTTTTTTTGTTTTCGTTTTTTCAACGTAGCAATCTCGCTACCAACCAAAGGAGACTCTCATGAGTAACATGGAAAGAAACATCAAAATCACTCCTGTTAAAGGGGTGACCGTTGTAAAAGGCGATAAAATCATTGATAAAGAAATCTTCTTAGTTGAAATAATCTATTCGAAGGCCCCTGGCAAGGTCTTCATAGGTTTTTCATCAAAAGAAGATCAAGGTGCAAATGTTAAAAAAACAGATCTCTCTTACAAAGTTCAGTTCTCAACTGTATCTTTAGCAAAGAAGTTTGTAGTGGTGAATATCTTCGATTTAATGGTGCGGATACCATTAAAGACTTTAATTACAGAAGAAATTCTGGAAAATAAAGGTGCAAAGATCACTCGCCCAAACAAGTGCATCCCTTGGATCGATATTAATGACCCAGTCGTTTTTGAACTTCTATTTAAGAGCGTTGACACTCTTAGGGGTTCAAAAATATTTCACGAAGGTTCAGTTTCAAGATCTTTCAATTCTCTTCCTATCGTCGTGCCTTACAAGGACGAAGAACCTTTAATCGACCCTGACAAGGTCGAAGAGGTTCAGGAAGAAGACATTCCAGAAATCAAATTCAACTCTGACAAAGTTGATGAAGAAGTTCTAGGGTGGGATGATGAAGATCAGGATGTAATCCTAGAAGAAATGTTACTTAACGATCCTTATCAGGATTAATAGGGTTCAACGGTGAAGATACTGTTGCTAAAGATTAATCTTCTTTAGCAATTTTGATGTTTGCACAGCCAACGATAATTTGCGTATTTTATCGTTCCGATCGGCTTAATACGCAACAAATAACCCCTGATTGGCGAAAGCTAGTTGGGGGTTTTTTTGTTTTCGTTTTTTTAATAGTCGTGCTTCGGCACATTTTTCAACGGCAATAAAAAGGAGCTAATCATGTCTTTGCCAACTATAAAAAAACAAATCACCAACATCAAGCACTTCCATGATAATGGAGTGACTTGGGTGAGCAACCTAAGTTGTTTAGGAAAGACAAGATCTAATGGGGATATTTTTCTCCATACGGATCTTGGAAAGGACACTGTGTTGTTCAATATCGTACTTAGGCACGAGATTGACCACTGGTGCCAATACACCTTCAAAGAGGTGACATTAGAGCCTCCAAAAGAGGCTTTTGTCCAAATGCTGTTACAAGCAAATGGACAACCCACTTCAACTTACCGCAACTATGTTGTGGATAGGATGGAATGGGAAGTCCACCTGAGGGATTTCCTGCACTTAGCGTGCATTCAAGGAATGAACAGGGAAGAAATTCTTCAATCTAATTTTAGATTGAGGAGTGATCCTCCCCCTAGTTTGAAATTTTTAGAAAAAGATCAATTTATGATCTTTAGGCTATTGAATTTCAATAATAGCCTTTTGCAACAGATCGTTGATCTTTGGTGGGATTGATTTGTTTTTAAGAATAATTAATTGCACAGGCCTTTGTTCCGCTTGTGCAGTTTTTTATTTTTCATTTTTTTAATGAACGTCAACGAAAGGATT